AAACGAAATATTTTTCACAGCTTTTGAGCCAAAACAGGCAAATAGATTTATACTATTTGTTGATGGATTCCCTTCTTACATAATGAAAGGAGTAGGGGCTGTTTCACTAACGCAAGGTTCAGTACCTTTAAATCATATGAATGTACAAAGATATGTAAAAGGAAAAACAGTATGGAACACAATTTCATTTACTTTATTTGATCCTGTAACTCCATCTGGTGCTCAAGCCGTTATGGAGTGGGTTCGTTTACATCATGAATCTGTAACAGGTCGTGATGGGTATAGTGATTTCTATAAAAAAGACCTTACAGTTAATGTATTAGGTCCTGTAGGTGACATTGTATCAGAATGGATCATTAAAGGAGCAATGATTACCGAAGCTAGTTTTGGTGATTATAATTGGGATACTGAAAGTACTGCTGTAGAATTATCAATGACAGTTCAACCAGATTATTGTGTATTGAATTTTTAAAATTTTACCCACCCCTGATAAAATTAGCTTGACTTCGGTCAAGCTTTTTTTTTCCTTTTCGCGTAAAAAATTTGGTTACCCTGGATATTTTTCGTATATTCACACCGTAAATAATAATAAAAATCAAGGTTATGTCAAATGTAGTAAAAATTAAAAGAGGTCGTCCAAGTCGAAAAATTGGTAAAATTGTTAAAAGATTTAAACCAAACACAATGAAAATGGATGATTTTAAATTTGATCCTCAATTATTTATTCCTATGAAAACAGGAACTAAAATTGATAATTTACTTTCAAGTGAAGGTGGAATGATGAAAGGTACTAATGTAGCATTTGTTGGTGATCCTGGAGTTGGTAAAACAACTGTATTATTAGACATGCTTGCTAATATGAAAAATAAGGGCAATAAAGTATTATTTATCTCAGGTGAAATGACACAAATTGATATGGTGGGAATGGTTAAAAGATTTCCTAAATTTGGTCAATTGCCTATTTTATTTATGGGTGACTGGATCGAAAATGACCCATTAGTTATTTTAAAATCAATTTTAAGCGAAGGTTGGGACTCAGTTTTAGTAGATTCGTTTGCTGAACTTGCAGTTGCTATTCAAGATTTTCATGGAGGTACAATGAAAAATGCAGAAACTCAATTATTAAATTTATTTGAAAAACATAATAAAGGTGAAAATTTAAATAAATTAAACACTAATTTTATGATCATACAGCAGGTGACCAAAGGTGGAGAATTCGCTGGTAGTAACCGGTTTAAACACATGATTACCGCGATGGCGCATATGAAATTTAATGCTGAAGGTGGTAGAGCAATATGGTTTAGTAAAAATCGTAGAGGTGGAGAAATGAATAAATTACATTTTAGCTTAGATCAAGCTAATCATGTTGGGTGGTTATTTACTGAGCCTTTAAATATGACAATATAACTAGTAGTTATTATTTACAATTAAAAATAGCTTGGCTTCGGTCAAGCTTTTTTTTATATTACATATGTATAATAAATATAGTTACAAACCAATAAAGATTATGGCCGAATTTAACATGCCTACTGAAACAGTAGATTTACCCTCACAAGGAATAGTATACCCCGAAGATAACCCATTATCTAGTGGAAAAGTAGAAATAAAATATATGACTGCTAGAGAAGAGGATATATTAACTAATCAATCTTTTATTGAGAAAGGTATAGTTATTGATAAACTTCTTAAAGCTTTAATTATTACTAAAATTAAATATGATGATTTAATAGCAGGAGATAAAAATGCTATTATGGTTGCTGCAAGAGTTTTAGGGTATGGTGGTGAATATGAATTTTTTTCAATAAATAAAACACATAAAATAGATTTAGCTGAAATTAATAACAAACCTTTACAAGAAAAATATTTTACTAAAGGAGTAAATGAATTTAAATTTACATTACCTTTTACAAAGTCAGAAATTACTTGGAAACTTTTAAATGGTCACGATGAAAAGAAAATAGATAATGAATTAGAGGGTTTAAAAAAATTATATAAAGATAATGTCCCAACACTTTCTACTCGTTTAAAATATATTATTACTTCTATTGATGAAGAAAGAGATAGAAAATTTATAAGAGATTATGTTGATAAAGCATTATTAGCTCGAGATGCCAAAGCTTTAAGAAAACATATATCAGAAATATCCCCAGACGTTGATCTGTCTTTTTTTCCCGAAGGAAGTCAATCCAGAAGATCCATCCCGATTAACATCAACTTTTTTTGGCCTGACGTCTAGTGAGGCAGCTAATGTAAGAGTTAGTTTATTTAAACAAATACATAATATTGTTTTCCATAGTAATGGAGGATATGATTGGCATACAATATATAATATGCCTATTTGGTTAAGGAAATTTACTTGGAAAGAATTAGATGATTACTATCAAGCATCCAATAAAAAAATGAAAGAAGCATCTGAAGGTAAAAAAGGCCAAACAAACTTAATAAATTCTGATGGATCAGTTAATGTTCCTGAATTTGCAAAACAATCCCAACCATATAAAGGTAAAACAAACTATAAATAGTAATATTTATAATAAAATAATTTATGGCTGACGGCAAGGAATTAAAAAATAATCTCTCCGAATCTAAAGAAATCTTATCGGGTCTTCGAGAAGAAGGCCAATTTCTACAAACTACATTTAAAGAAATAGTAGCATCTCTTAGAGATAGTGCTAAAAATAGTGAAGAATTTTCGGAAGCTATTAAATTAGCAGGTACTGACGCTAATTCATTAGCTGCTTCGGCTGCTAAATTAGCTGTTGTTAATAAAGATATTTTAAAAGATGAAAATGCAGCTAGGGCATTAGCAAAAGAAGTTCAAAGTATAAAACTTAAAAAGTTAAAGGTTGAACAGCAGATTAAATTATTTCAAGAAAAAGCTGCAAATGCAACTGGGAAAGAAGCCAAAAACATTCAAAAAACTTTAAAAAATTTATATGCAGCTTCAGAAGCAGCAGCAGCATTAGAAGGAAGTTTTGATGAAATTAATGCAGCTAATGCTGATTTAAACAAAAAGACTGCATTTTTTAAGGGAATGGAAGATACCCTTAAGACTATTCCAGGTATAGGCCCTGCAATCGCTGGACCCTTTGGTAAAGCAGCAAAAGCTGCTAGAGAAGCACGTGTAGAAGGTGGTGGTTTTGTGAAGGCAACAGCAGCTGCTGGAAATCAATTAATGGCTGCATTTGGTCCTGCAGCATTACTTGGTATGATTATAAAGGGTAATAAGGCTGCAACAGAGTTTAATAGAACTTTAGGTATGTCTAGAGATCAAGCCTTTGATATGAGAAAACAAATGGTTGAATTTTCTATGAGCTCTGACAGATCATATGCTTCAATATCAAAATTAAGAGCTGCCCAAGTAGGAATAACAGAAGCTTTAGGTATTTCAAATAAGCTTTCTAATGATGTATTAGAAGACCAGGTAATGCTAACTAAAAAGCTGGGTTTATCAACTGAAGAAGCAGCTGAATTTGCTAAAGTAACTACATTAACTGGTAAAAGTACTACTGATATAACAGAAGGTATACTCGATTCAGTAGCAGCTGAATCAAAGTTAACAGGAATAAGAGTTGATGGAAGAAAAGTTGTAAAAGAAGTATCTAAAATTAATGGTCAATTAGGTGCCCAATATGGGTTTAATACTAAAAGATTATCGGAAGCAGTAATAGCAGCTAACAAATTAGGAGTAACACTAAAAGAAGCTTCTGATATATCAAGAAACCTTTTAGATTTTAGTTCATCTATTGAGGCCGAAATGGAAGCTGAATTAATGACAGGTAAATCAATAAATCTTGAAACAGCAAGAAGATTAGCTTTAGAAGGAAAAAGTGCAGAAGCTTTAACTGAGATAGCTGAACAAATGGGAACGGCAGAAGAATTTTCTTCATTAAATGTTATTCAACAAGAATCCTTAGCTAAAGCAGCAGGAATGACTGCTGATCAATTAGCTAATATGTTAAGAGAAAGAGAAACTCTTAATATGATAGGTGCTGATTCTATAAAACAATTAGAAGAAGAAGGTAGACTAGAAGAATTAAAAACATCAGAAACTGGTAAACAAATGTTAGCCGCATATGAACAATCATCAGCAGCCGAAAAATTACAAGATACAATGACTAAATTAGGTGATTTATTAGGAGAAATGATGGATGGTGCGTTTGGAGATTTTATAACAGGTTTTGCTTCAATATTATCATCTTCAGAAGGTATTTATGCTACAATGGGTCTTTTAGGTACTTTAATGCTTGGAAATATAGCCAAAATGGTTATTGGAATGGGTACTCAGTTAGGTATTCAAAAATTATTAGTTCAATCTGCTAAAAAAGAAGCGGCAGCAGATGCTATTGGTGCAGCAGCAGAAGCTGGTAAGAGTGTTTCTAAAATTCCATATGTTGGTGGATTTATTGCAATTGGTTTAATGGCTGGGATAATAGGATTTTTATTAGGTAAATTATCAACAGCTGATGACCTTATGTCACCAGGTACAGGAATGGGTGGTGGATATGGAAATAGAATGCTATTAGGTCCCGAAGGAGCTTTTGCATTAAATAATAAGGATACAGTTTTAGCTGGTACTGACTTAGGTAGTGGTGGTGGTGGTGATAATACTGGTACTGGGGTTATGGCTAAAGCACTTGAAAATATAAGCTCTACCTTAACGGGAATGGCTAATAGACCAGAACCTGAAATTAATATAGATTCAGTAGATATGGGAACTGCTGTAGGTTTAAATGCATTTCCTATACAGTAACATATTTATAATAAAATAAATTTAATAACTTAAAATACAAATTATGGCTTTACTAAACAAATTTTTATTAGACGGTTCACAAGTAACTTTCTTAAAAGGACAAAAACCAACAGGACCTTTATCTCCTGGACCTGGTACTATTCCAATTAATAATACTTTTGAACAAGGAACTTATGAAGATTATCTTGTCAATATTTCTACAAGAATAACAGATAACACAGGTAACTAAAATTATTATATAGTTGCCTAGGTTACTTACAATAAGGACGGATCTTTCCGAATATAGAACTGCCCAATACGGCTATGATAGACGTGGAGCAGGCCCTCGTGATACTAATGCGAGTGGTCAACCCTATGAAGTAATTGAAATACGTCAAAGAAACTTTAATGAGACTGATTTTGATGCTTCAACACAATTAGAGGCAGGACAAGTAGAAGACTTTTTATTAAGAGGAGGGGCTTTATTACCTGAAATAGCTTTTAGAGATGTTTCTAGATTAACAAAAATGTTTACTGATTTAAAATCTCCTAATGGACTTTTATTTACAGCAAAACAAGAGGCACTATCGAGATCAGGTGTAAATGTTTTAGCAGGTACTAATAATGAAGATTTTCCAGATGGATCTAAAAATAATAGGGCATTTAATAATGGAATTTATTTACCAACTTCTACTATATTACAAGCAGCAGGGGTTGGAATTGGAACACATCTATTAAAACAGGGAATAGACCCAACAGCAGATACAGATGGTGATGGGGGCTTTTTTAACCTTTTAGGTTTTGATGATCCTTTATCAAACCCCCTTTATATAAATACTCTAGCATCAAAAGAAAGATTAGAAAACAAACCATCAAGTAGATTATTAGCTTTTACTTCTCTTAATGTAAATAGAAAAGATACAAACCCTGGCATTTTATATTCTTATAGTGGGGGACCTGGTTCTGTTTTAGGAGTAGGAGGTCGTACTAAAGTTAATATGCCAGGTGATGGAAGAACAGGAACTAATAACCCTCAATTAGATACTTCAGGATTTTATACTACTGGGGTTTCTAAAGTTAGTAATTTTGGATATGATTATAGTGTTTTTGGTAAAAAAACAATAACTAAAAGCTCAACAGATCTTGTAAATAATCTCCTTCCTTGGAATTTTAGAGGTGGTACTTATTTTGGTAAAACAAATAGTAATGTAAATAAAATAAAATCAGTTAGTAGGATTTATGAACAAATAACTGGTAATATTACATTATTTGAAATGTCTAATAATGGACAAGTTAAAGTTGATAATGGTGATATTAATGGTAGTTTAATTGCTGATGTAGGTTTATCAGTTTACCAACCAGAATCCTTTTTACCTAATCCTTCTGTAGGAAATCAACCAGGATTAACCTACGATGAAATAATAGCAGCAGGTGATAATACTGGTGCCGGGGCTAAAGGTGGTAATATTATTGATTTTAGAAAAAATGGATCTAAATTTAACCAATCTTACACTAATAGAGATAAAATATTAGTAGGTAGAACTAATATAGGAGACCCAGGTAGAGATGATAAATTAAATAAAACTTCTTTTTCATTTGCATCAAACTCATTAAATAATTTTAGTAGTGCTTTAGATAAAGTAAATGCTTATCCCCTTTATACTACCAATAATCCAACAGGTATAGGGTTAGTTCAAAATGCTACCTATGCAGGAAAACAAAAAGATTTATGTAAATTTAGAATTGGTGTTATTAATAATAATGATCCAAGTTTTACTACGTACATACATTTTAGAGCATTTATAGATAATATGAATGATAGTTATTCTGCTAAATGGAATGAAACAACTTATATGGGTAGGGCTGAAAGTTTTTATAATTATACTGGATTTTCAAGAGAATTTTCATTAGATTGGACAGTTGCAGCTCAATCTAGAGCAGAACTATTAATAATGTATAAAAAATTAAATTACTTAGCTTCAATTTGCGCCCCAGATTATTCTGAAAATGGATATATGAGAGGTAATTTAATTAAATTAACTATAGGAGATTATTTATTTGAACAAACAGGATTTATGAGTGGTATTAACTTTACACCACCAAAAGATTCTCCTTGGGAAATAGCTGTTAATGAAGAAGGTGAAGAAGATGGAAGTATTAAACAACTCCCATTTATAATGCAAGTAACTGGATTTAAGTTTACCCCAATCCATGAGTTTGTACCACAAATTCAAAAGAATAAATTTGGAAAAATATTTGATGAAAATAGCCAAGATAATGGAGATGCTCAAGCAGATGGAACTGAAAATGGCACACCAATTGAAGAAGCTATTTTAACTGGATATGGACCACAAAGGTATATAGCTTTAGGTGATAACAGAAATGGAGGAAGAAATAATTATGATAAAAGATCTACTGTTAGAGAAAAACCTGCGGCAGTTGGTTCTATACTTGAACCACAAACCATTGTTGATTTAACAGGCCAAAACTTACCTGGTGTTGAGGATCTAAGAATTCCTGTAGAAAAAATTTCTAATACTCCAATAGCAACTTCAGTTATAGATGAAGCCTTTGCAAGTGAAGATTAAATTAAAGAAAAATTAAATTATGGCAAGATATACTAATTTAGATAATTTATTCACAAAATCAGGAAAACCTTTTAAGGGTACGGTACGATATCCTCTAATATCAACATCTTTTAGTGATATTTATGTTTTTACTGATTCTGGAGATAGATATGATATATTAGCACAACAATATTATGGGGATCCTAGTTTATGGTGGGTAATAGTATCAGCTAATCCTCAATTGCCAAAAAATTCATATTATCCACCTGAAGGAACACAATTAAGAATTCCAACAAATTATGCGGGGACAGTAAGAAATTTTCAACTTATAAATAATTAAAAAGTTATGCTGGGGAATATAATAGGAGGAGGATTAGATCAAATAACATCATCCCAATTAAAAGTACGTCAAACAGTAGCAGCTGCAGGGTATGGAGATAACTATATCCAAAGAACCCCAGAAATAATAAATTATTTAAATAATCGTAATGCATGGATTAAATTTGCATCTGGGGTAAATATTGGAGGTCAATATGCATCAGAAAAAATAAAAAATATATTTGAAGATTCTGGTATTACTATTAATACTGATGATACATCAAAATTAGGCTTAAATGGTTCAAATTTAGCTCAACAATTTGTCTTATTTAATGGAACAAGTACTATAAACGCAGATAGTAATTGGGATTTTAGATCAGGAGTTGCAACATCAAATAATTATAGAGATACTTTTGGTGCTTCTGCTTTATATGGAGGAATAGGTCAGGATAGAGGATTACAACCGGGACCAGGTGTTAAAAATTTAAAAATTAAAACATTAAATAGGGGTTCTATTAGAAAAGCAACCATTACTATAAAATGTTATAATAAACTGCAGTTTAATATTATTGAAGCTTTATATCTTAGATTAGGTTATAATATGCTTGTTGAATGGGGTTATGACAAATATGTTGCTAGACTCCCCGACCTAGATAAAAACCCTCAAAATACAATAGATAATAATAATCCCTCATTTAGGTTAATTGAAGATGTAAAAGATACGTTAGTAGAAACTGGGTTTTTTCAAGCTGGATTTAAAAATGATGATGTTTATAGTAGCATTGAATCTTTAAGATCACAATATGCTGGGAATTATGATGGTTTTTATGGTAAAGTTCAAAATTTTTCGTGGAAAATTAACACAGATCTTACTTATGATATTACAATTGATTTAGTAACTATTGGTTCCTTAATAGCTTCTTTAAAATCAAATATCCCGGCAGCAATAAGCTCAGCTAATATAACTGATTTATCTCAAAATTTGGGTAATATAGTTGATTTAAATGAATATGAAGCATCAAAAAAACAAGAATATATAGACCAAGACGCAGCAAAATTTATCGCACCCGAAATTGGTACTGATGCTATTTCTATATATTTAAATAGTAAAAAAGTTAATTTTAATTCATTAAAAGATGAAGAAGATTACTTATATATAACAGAAATAATTGGGGGTAGTGGAGATGTTATTACTTCAAATAGTGCTGCAACAAACACTGCTATTCAAAATATAAGTAATAGATTATATGAAACTATTTCAACCGGATTTCAACAAGCAAGATTTAATTTAGAAAAAACAAAAACTAACCGTTATTTTATAAGGTTTGGTAGATTTTTAGATGATTATTTTGATCTTGTTAATCTTTACATAGTTAAAAATAATCAAAAAAGTGATAAAAACCAACCAATAATAAATTGGTTACAAACAGATGACACTTACTGTAATTATTCTGCGGATATGGTTCCTTTTGATCCAAGAGTTTTATATTTTAAACCCGTTTTTTCAGAAATTACAAAACAAAACTGTTTTACTTCAGGAGTTTCTTCAGCTGATAAATTAGCTAATTCTGCTGTAGCTGATTTTACTACTACAAAAAAGAATGTATTATTAGGGCAAGTAATGAATATGTATTTGAATATAGATTTTTTACTTAAAGAGTTAGGAAAAAATGTAGATAAAAAGGGAAATATATCAACTTTTATTTATATCCAAAATGTTCTAAATGGCATAAATAAAGCTATGGCAAACCAAACTCAATTAGAATTATTTGTTGATAACGATAAAGATGTAAAAATAATAGAATTAAATACACCTAAAGGAATAACAAAATTAACTCCAAAAAACGATTTTATATTTGAAGCTTATGGGTACGGCGTTAACAATAACCAGGCTAGTATTATTCAAAATTTTAATATAAAAACTAAAATAACCCCAGACCTTATTAATTTAATTTCAATTGGGGCAACATCTCCTGAATCTCAAACCAATGGGGTAAAAGCTTTATCATTTAATAATTTTAATAGAGGATTAATAAATAGATTTGAACCCTCATATGATCAACCCCCTATAGAAGTTGGACCAGTTTCTGTAGAAACAAAATTAGACACTCAAGAAAGTTCAATTTTAGCTGCGTTTAGGAACACATTTAAAAATGATATAGCAACAAGAAAATCAAACTCAAGCCATAGTAACTATGATAGAGGTATGGATTCTAATACAAATAAAACAAAAGGTAGATTTTATTGGGGATATACTTGGGGTGATGGAATGGTTGGAATAGCACAAGGTGGTAATTCGAGTGGTATTCCCCAATTTGATATTACTTGGGAATCTCCTAGTGGTGGAACATTAAAATTAGAATTTAAAGGAAATAATATACCTGGTGGTTATGCTATAGATGATAAAGGTTATAATAAATATTATTTACATTGGGGTAAAAATTTAAATAATGCTGAGTATTGGATTGGAGAATCAGCTGGAAGATGGAAAGGAGAAATTAAAGGAAAAATTTTAAAAGAAACTAAAAAATATTTAGCAAGTTTAGCTGGTACTGAAGTAAGATTTAATACAGACCCAGCTAATTATCAAGAATACTTAACAGAGGCTTTTGGAGGAGATTTTAATTATAATATTGACACTGCTGATACATCTCAAGGAGATGTACAAAATGTTGCAGTTGTCGAACAAAGACAGGTATCTATATCTAATGCTAAATGGTTTGAAATTAACCCAAGTTTTATAAATCAAGGGATATCTTTATATAAATTAAATAGAGCAGAACAAGATGTAGTTGATTATAAAAAAAATGGAGTAGTATCTAATTCTACTGGTTTTATACCTATTGAATCTAGTTTTGATTTAGATGGTATTTCTACTTTTAAAATATTTCAAAAAATTAATGTAAGTCAAAACTTTTTACCAAATAATTATCCTAGTACTTTAAGTTTTATTATTAAAAATATTGACCATACGTTAAAAGATAATGCTTGGACTACATCTTTAACAACAGTATCAATTCCTATTCAAGAAAAAGAATCCAACATAAAATCAAGTGATTTAAATCAAAAACCATGGCCACAGGGTAACACAAAACAAGAAATTAGTAAAGAGGGTTGTAGTTATCCCCCAGCACCAGGTTTTCCAACAGTTGCTTTTGATGACCCTTCAATTTCACTTATAAACCCTTGTTCTAATACAGGTTTAGTTATTAAAAACAGCGTACAACCTAATAAAAAAATAATTGTAATTCATCATACTGCAAGTAATGGTAGTAGTGCTGATTATGTTCGTGGTTGGATTAGAAAAACTTATGCAATTGCAACTCATTTTATAATAGAAAGAAATCCTAATGCAGGTAAAAATGGAGCAGTTAGATTATTTGAAGATAAATATTGGAGTAACCATATTGGAAAAACTCCTGGAGAATCTGCGGCAACTGGAGACCCTGATCAGCAAGAACCATATATGTTATCTATTGAAATTGATAGTTATGGTTATTTAACAAAAACTTCAACTGGGTATAAACAGGGATCTAAAAAATGGAAAAATAATGAAATAGCTGTTGCTAGGCCCGTAAGATATAAAAAAAATACAACGAATCTTGATAAATTATTACGACAAGCAGAAACAAACATAGTAAAAGCTTGGCAAATATTCTGGACCAATTATGCAAGCGAAGGAAATAAATTTCCTAGTAGCATTTCAGATTTTACAATAGGAAAAAATGGTGAACCTTACATAAAAGGTTTAGGTTTTCCTTTTAAGTATAATCATTTAGGTTATAAAAAAAATACCCTTGTAAGTTTAGGATACGTTAAAAATGTTTTATTTGGAACTTCTACTAATTCAACAACAGCATGGATTAATAATTCAGCCTCTCCTTATGATATAAATATGTTTAAAGGTAAAAATAAAAATGTTTATCGTTTTGGTATAAATTTAGATCAAAAAGTTTTTGGTATAGATAGGATAAATTACTCTAAACCTGATCAATTCTTTAGTCAATATAATAATAGAAATAAAAAGAATTTCATAATTAAAACATATGATTTTAATGGGCAAAAATATAAAATGGATGGATTTTCTGCTTGGATAGTTTTTGCATCTGCTTATGCTATTTTAAAGGATATTCAAAAAGGTAAAGATTATCATAAAGGAATTAATAGATATATTAAAGAAGAGGATTATAATAAACTTTTAAATTCTTCGTCTAGTTGGCAAGTAATTACTTATAAACAATATAGTTATTTTCAAAAATATACTAGTAAACAAGTAAAAGCGACGTGTGATGTTGTTAAAGATTGGGCAATAAAATATAAAATTCCTGTATGTCCTATTAAATATGGCACAAAAGTATGGGATGATTGGTATCAAACATTTTTTGGGTGTGATTTAAATGGTAAGGCAAAAGTTGATTATTCAGCCTTTAGATCTGATTCTCAAATGGCTAAAGCTTGTTATACACATAATACTTATAAATCAACAAAAGTAGATATTTTCCCTCAAAAAGAATTAATAGAAGGTCTACGAAGAGTTGCTGTAAAAATAAATACAATGGGAATTATATACCCCGGAGATAAAAATTTATCAGGTTAATAGTTTTTTTAATTTAAAATATTTATAATAAAATGTATTTCCCACCTTCTCAAATTCAAACTAATTTATATACTAAAGGAACAGAATTGGCTGATGCTATTACTAATAAGCCTTATATAGGATATTATTTTATGTCATCAGATGGAAGAAAATTTACAGGAAAAAACCCTAATGTTAAACCTTCAAAAGAATTATTTAGTATAACCCCGTCTTCTAATAAAGACGTAGAAGGTTTAGAGCCTGGGGCATTAAATCCAACTACTAATAATTATGATTTACCTCCAATTTATGTTGAAAAAAATGTATTAGGTATTGGTAGTCGATCAACACCACCTCAAAACCCAACACAAATTTTCCCAATTCCCTCTGAAAATAATTATAAGTTAGGTGAATTTCAAAGATATTTTTGTAAAAGATATTCAAGTCCTTTGTATGTTGAAGTAAATTTAAAACAATTTAGAAAATTTAGAGATCAAATCCAAGATGTTAATTTTAGAAAATATTTTACATTTCAAATTCCTTGGATTATAACTGGTGTAAAAAGTAAAGTAGAAGATATTAATAAAAAAACTATTGAAAGAATAGAATCTCAGTATAAAATATCAGGTTTTAAATCCTATTTTAGAAAAAAATACGATCAATATTTTAGATATACACCAGGTGAAAATTTAAAAACTGATGGTACAGAATTTATAATCGAAAAAACAGGTAGAAGATATAGAGGACTTTACCATATCCACCCAGATAAAGGTCCTATGGTAGGAGCACAGCATGTTTCTACACCTCATAATTATTTACTTCCAATTAGTGGGTCTACTAATCAAGAAACCAAATCTAAAGCAATATCTAGAACAAATACCATAAGAAGTGAAGGATATAGTGGCGGGTACTAAATAATTTCGTATATTAGGGATTAAAATAAGGTTATATGTACTGGCTTGTAGAAAACGAGGAACAGTTAAATGTTTTAATAAATAGTGGTTATAAAAAGGCTTTCATTGAGGTAATACCTTATAATGATATTATACACCCCGCACAAAATCATGTAAGTTTAGTGTATATTAGACCGATTGAAGCAAGTAAAGGCTTTATGGTATGTGTAACACATAGTGAAGCTTTAAATGCGTTAGATGCGCGTATAAACGATATTTTAAATAAGTTTGAAATATTATATTGTCGCGATAAGAAAGAAATATTACATTATTTTCCTTTAAAAGCTCTTTATGACATAACACCACCCCCTACTACATATATACGACCTACAACACCTACACATGATTTATTTTATAGACAACACAAAGATAATCCAGAGTTAAACCTAATTATACCGATTGTTAAACACTATGAATTGTGCGAAACGATTTTTAGAGATCTAAAAACAAATATTAACATAGAAAAAACAAAATATGATGAATTCTTTAACAGTAAAGTATCAGTGGTATTCAACGCCATCGAGAGAAGTGGAATACGAATACACAAACCCACTTTCGAAAAGTACTTCCATCCCGTTAATAGTGAATACGTCTACACTCAGTTCAACTTAAGAACTACAACAACAAGACCATCAAATAAATTTAAAAATGTAAATTATGCAGCACTTAATAAAGAAAATGGATGTAGAAAAAGTTTTATACCGCGCAACAATAGGTTTGTGGAAATTGATATTAGTGCTTACCATCCTAGTTTGGTTGCTAGTCTCGTTAATTATAATTTCCCCACTAGTGATATACATGCTCATTTCGCATCGTTATATAATGTGGAATATAAGAAATCGAAAGAACTTACTTTCAAACAACTTTACGGAGGGGTATTCGAAAATTATAAAGGGTTGGAATTCTTTAAAAAAGTGGAGAAATACGTAGGAGAACTTTGGGATAAGTTCCAAAGCGATGGGTTCGTAGAATGTAAAATTTCTGGATATAGATATGAAAAGAAAACATTAAATAATATGAACCCACAAAAGTTATTTAATTATATTTTACAAAATATGGAAACTTCAACTAATGTTTTGGTATTATGGGATATATTTAGTATATTAAAAAAATATAAAACAAAACTAGTATTATATACATATGATTCATTTTTATTAGATTATTATGAAGAAGATAAAGATGTATTAGATGTAATTAGAAAAATATTTAAAAAATATAAATTAAACATAAAAGAAATAGAAGGATATGACTACAATTTTACAGGATAAAGCTAATATGTATAATACAGATTATGATGTGTTAACATCATTTCAAAATATAGGAGATTTGAATAACAAATTATTTTGTACTTTTACTGATTTAGATGGATTAGAAGATTTAATATCTGAGATCAAATCTAAATATGACATCATATACAATAAACTTTTTGTATTAGAAATTATTGGTAAAGATGAATTTGTTATAACATATAATGTTGATCAAACAAATCTTAGTTCTATCCCAGATAATACTATTTTAGTACATAGAAAAAAAGAATCAAATACATTATATACTATTAATGCTTTAAATGAATTAATAAAAAAATTAAATGGAGGGGTTGTTGATACTAAATATCAAGTAGATTGGCAACATTATAGAAATTGTATATTACTAACCCAACATAATGAACTAAATCAGTTAAATACTAAAATACATAAAATAATAGTTATAGAGTAAAAATAAGTTATGAAAATTTGGGTAAATGGTTGTTTCGATATTCTTCACAGAGGACATTTTGAATTATTTAATTATGCTAAATCATTAGGCGATATATTAATCGTTGGAGTAGATTCTGATGAAAAAATTGCTAAAGATAAAGGTAAAAATAGACCATATAATAATTTAGAAGATAGAGTTTATGCATTAGAAAGTTTAAGAGCTATAGATAAAGTAATGGTTTTTGATAATAAAGAACATTTAGAAAGGTTAGTGTCTTTTGTTTCCCCGGATATTATGGTAGTAGGAAGTGATTGGAAAGGTAAAGAAATAGTAGGAGGAAAATATGCTAAAGAAATTATATATTTTAACCGTATTGGAGATTATTCCACAACAGATATTTTAACTAATGAGAGAAAGTAAGTTATATCCTAATAAACAAAAAAAAGCTTTTGTAGACATTGATGAAACAATATGTTTTTATGCAAGTAAAAGAATATATGAAAAAGCAATCCCCAGCGTTGATAATATAGCAAAAATAAATAAACTTAAAAAAGAAGGATGGCATATAACTTATTATACAGCTAGAGGAGGTTTTAGTAAAATAGATTATACCGAATTAACTACAAAACAATTAAATAAATGGGGATGTCTTTTTGATGATCTTGTGGTTGGGTATAAAGAAGATATTACATTACCTACTAAACCATCATTCGATTTAATTATAGATGATAAAGCTAGAAGAATAGAAGAATTATGATAGTAACACCTAAAATAGTAAAAAAAGGATGGGGTAAAGAAATTTGGATCCATAATGATGAGGAATACTGTGGTAAAATTTTAAGATTTGATACCGCAGGAAATAAATTTTCTCTTCATTATCATATTAAGAAAAAAGAATCATGGTATGTAAATAATGGGGTTTTTAAATATACTTGGATCGATACTGAAAAAGGAGAAGAATATAGTAAAGTTATAGAAGAAGGAACTTGTTTAACTATAGAAAGAGGACAAATCCACCAATTAGAAGCTTTATTAGATAACTCAGAAATATTTGAAGTATCTACACAACATTTTGATGAAGATAGTTATAGAATTAGAACGGGAAATAAATTATGAAAATATTAATTATAGGAGATAGTTGTATAGATAAATTTATATATGGGGAATGTAATAGAATTTGCCCAGAAGCTCCAGTTCCTGTTTTTAATCCAATTAAGTCTACTACTAATGGTGGTATGGCAAAAAATGTTTTTAATAATTTAAAAAGTTTAAGTTCTAATTTAAATATAGATTTTATATCAAATTCAAATTTAATTACTAAAACTAGGTTAGTTGATATTAAAACTAATCAAATGTTATTAAGAATAGATGACAATGATACATGCCCTGGGTTTACAGGTTTAGATAAGTTAGAGGATTATAATGCAGTTATTATTAGTGATTATAATAAGGGTTTTTTAAATAAAAATGATATTAAATTTTTAATTAATAAATATCCACTTTCGTTTATTGACTCTAAAAAAACGTTTGGTAAATGGATTAATAAAGCTTCATTTATAAAAATTAATGAATCTGAATATAATAAAAATAAAGAAAATTTAATTGATTATAAAGGACAATTAATTGTTACTTTAGGAGAAAAAGGAGTTAAATGGAATAATTTATTATACCCTCCATCTAGGCAAGCAGAAGTATCCGATTTGTCAGGAGCAGGTGATACATTTTTTGCAAGTTTTATTTATAAATATCTTAAAACTGAATCAATATCTTCGAGTATTAATTTTGCACAAGATTGTGCTTTAGAAGTAGTAGAAAAAAAAGGCGTAGTAATAGTTAAAAATGATTTGGATACTTAGTTACTATTTCGTATATTGTGCGCACATTAATAAAAGTTATAATTAAAATTAGTTACATTTATGGATTTATCAAAACTTAAACAGAAATTGGATACCCTCCAATCAAAACCACAGGGTGGTCAAAAGACCGATTACACAACAATTTTTTGGAGACCTACAGTAGGTAAACAACAAATTAGAATTGTACCATCAGCGTATGATTCATCTAACCCATTTACAGAACTTAAGTTCTATTATGGTATTACAAATAAAGTTATGATTTCACCTTTAAATTTTGGTGAAAAAGACCCAATTTCTCTATTTGCTGGGAAGCTACGTGAAGGAGAGTATAACAAAGAAAATTATGTACTAGCTAAAAAATTAGATGCTAAAAACCGTATTTTTGTTCCTGTAGTAGTACGTGGAGAAGAAGATAAAGGTGTTAGATTATGGCAATTTGGTAAGTTAGTATATGAAGAATTATTAGCTCTTGCTGTTGATGATGAAATTGGAGATTATACTGATATTGTAGGTGGTAGAGATCTTACAGTAGAAACAGTAGGACCAGAAGCAACTGGTACTCCTTATAATAAATCATCAGTACGTGTTAGATTAAAAACGTCTGCACTTAGTGAAGATGCTTCATTAGTAGAAAAATGGGGTAATGATCAACCTAACCCTAAGGAATTATTTAAAAGGTTCACATTTGATGAAATGAAATCAGCATTAGAACAGTGGCTATCACCAGAAGAAGATGATTCAGAAGAGGTGGTTACAACACCAGTTGCTACCCAACCTTCTACTAGTTTTAGCTTAGATACTTCAAAAGCTAAACAAAGTAAAGTAGATCAATTTGATTCTTTATTTGATAGTAAGGATAGTGGTAATAAAGTTGATGATCTACCTTTCTAAATATGGCGAAAAAAATATCAAAGTCTCTTTCGGCAGCAGTGTCTGCCGAAATTAAGAGCAAATTTGATCTAAATAAATTTAAATCATCCAAAGGTTTAGATAAAAACGTCAAATTTAAGGAACAAAAATGGATACCACTATCCCCAGCTTTTCAAGCAATCGCAGGAGTACCTGGTATACCAATGGGACACATTTCATTACTTAGAGGACATTCAGATACAGGTAAAACTACAGCACTATTAGAAGCAGCGGTTTCATCACAAAATATGGGTCAACTTCCTGTATTTATTATTACTGAAATGAAATGGAATTGGGAACATGCAGCTCAAATGGGTTTAAAAGTTAAACTTATTAAAGATGATGAAGGTAATGTTATTGACTATGAAGGAAACTTTATTTATGTTGATAGAGAAACTTTACATACAATTGAAGACGTAGCAGCATTTATAATGGATTTACAAAATGAACAGAAAAAAGGTAATTTACCTTATGATCTAACATTTTTCTGGGATTCTATTGGTTCTATCCCTTGTGCAATGTCAGTTGAAAAGTTAAAAAATAACAATGAATGGAATGCAGGAGCAATGTCAACACAATTTGGTAATACAGTTAACCAAAGTATTGTAATGTCTCGTAAAGAATCTTCACCTTATACTAATACATTAATTGCAGTTAATAAAGTTTGGACAGCAAAAGCAGAATCACCTATGGGTCAACCAAAAATGATGAACAAAGGTGGAATGGCAATGTGGTATGATGCTACATTTGTAGTTACATTTGGAAACATTTCAAATGCTGGTACATCAAAAATTAAAGCAATTAAAGGTGGTATGCAAGTAGAATGGGGTAAAAGAACAAATTTACAGATCGATAAAAACCACGTTAATGGTATGCAATCAAGAGGTAAAATTGTTATGACAAACCATGGTTTTATACAAGATACAGATAAAGATAAAAATGCTTATAAAAAAGAGCATGCCGATGAATGGTCTAAAATCCTAGGAGGAGGAACATTTAAGATTGTAGAAGATGAACAAGATGTAACACCTGTACTTTACGACGTACAAGACTTATAAACTAAAACATGAAGCATAAAGAATTATTTAGCCTGCTGGACAGTGTTCAGGAGGATCAGGAAGAGACTATACAAAAAAAACATGATAGAGTACTAATTTTAGATGGTTTAAATCTATTTTTTAGAAACTTTGCTATGATGAATATGGTTAATCCTGATGGAGTTCACATTGGTGGGTTAGGTGGGTTCTTCCGTTCTTTAGGTGCTATGATTAGACAAACTAATCCAACTTCTGTTTATGTGGTATTCGATGGAGCGGGTTCAACTACCAACCGAAAGAATCTGCTCTCCGAATACAAAGGAACAAGAAATTTACAACGAATTACAAATTGGGAAGCATTTGATAATATTGAGGAAGAACATGACTCAAAAATTGACCAAATAGTGCGTATAATTCAATATTTAAAGCTATTACCTGTTAAAACCACCATACTCGATAAAGTTGAAGCTGATGACATTATAGCCGTGTTAGCTGAAAAACTAGTAAAAAAACATAATTCAACTTGTTTTATAGTATCTAGTGATAAAGATTTCCTACAGTTAGTAACTGATAAAATTATTGTATATAGACCAATGGAAAAAGAGTATTATACTCCAAAGGTTGTAGAAGAAAAAATTGGTGTATTACCTTCAAATTTTATTTTACATAAAACACTATTAGGAGATAATTCAGATAATATTAAAGGTATTAAAGGTTTAGGTGCTAAGGGCATATTTAAAAAATTCCCGGAATTAAAAACAGAAGAATTAACACTTCAAGATATTTTCGATATATCTGCTAGGAAATTTAAAGAACACGTTGTATATTCACGCATAGTTCAGGAACAAGATAGAATTGAAACTAATTATAAGGTTATGGATTTAAGTGTTCCAATGATAGATGAAAAAGGGAAAAAACATATAGATAATTTAATAATAGAAGATTTTCCTGAACATAACCCTGAAATGTTTATCCAATTTTATAATGAAGATAAACTAGGTGGAATGATTAGAAATTTAGAAACATGGTTAAAAGATATATTTTCACAATTTAAAGGTTATAAAGATTGACACTAAATAGCATAAATCAGTACGGACACGAATTTCAAATAAAGGTTTTATCATCTTTATTAACTCATAAAGAGTTTTTAGTTAATATACATGATATAATTTCTGATGAATATTTTGAAAACCCAGCACAAAAATGGGCTATAAAGGAAATATTAAAATATTATGACAAATATCATACTACACCTTCATTAGATATACTAAAAGTAGAATTATTAAAGGTAGATAATGAAGTATTACAATTATCTATAAAAGAACAATTAAAATTAGCCTTTGTTACTTCTGATGAAGATTTAGAATATGTACAAGAAGAATTTACAAATTTTTGTAAAAACCAACAATTAAAAAAAGCTTTAATGTCTTCTGTTGATATGTTAAAAGCAGGGGATTATGATGGAATTCGTTTTTTAGTTGATAGCGCATTAAAAGCAGGACAAGATAAAAATTTAGGACATGAATATATTAAGGATATTGAAGAACGTTATAGAGAAAATTCAAGAGAAACTGTTCCTACCCCTTGGCCTAAAATTGACCAATTATTGCAGGGTGGACTTGGAAATGGAGATTTTGGTCTCATATTTGGTAATCCAGGAGGTGGTAAATCTTGGTCATTAGTAGCTATAGGAGGACATGCAGTTAGATTAGGATATAATGTACTTCATTATACTTTAGAATTGGGAGAAGAATATGTTGGAAAAAGATATGATGCTTTCTTTACTAAAATTCCGGTTAATAAAGTAGATTCGCATAGAGACAAAATTGAAGATATAATACCTCAATTACCAGGTCAACTTATTATCAAAGAATATCCCACAGGAAGGGCATCAGTTTCAACAATTGAATCACATATTGCGAAAAGCACAAGTATGGGAGTTAAACCCGATTTAGTAATAATTGATTATGTAGATCTTCTTTCATCAAGAAAAACAAATAGAGAGCGTAAGGATGAAATTGATGATATTTATACAAGTACTAAAGGATTAGCTAGACAGCTTAACATACCAATTTGGTCGGTTTCTCAAGTTAATCGTGCAGGAGCCCAGGATAAAGTTATCCAAGGAGATAAAGCAGCAGGATCGTATGATAAAATTATGATAACTGATTTTTGTATGTCTTTATCTCGTAAAAAAGAAGATAAAGTAAATAACACAGGTAGATTTCATTTGATGAAAAATAGATATGGTATGGATGGGATTACATTTGGTATTCAAGCTGATACTTCAACGGGACATTTTGTTATAAAAGATGAATATGTTGAAGGAAACGAAGATGAAAACTTACCAACTCAGTCTCGTTCAAATAAATTTGATACAGATGTAGATAAGTTTGATAAACAGTTATTAAGAAAAAAGTTTTTTGAATTAGAAAAATAACAATTTAAATTAAAACAATGGCAAAAACCTCATTATTACAAGAAAGAATAGTATATAAACCCTTCGAATACCCGGAGGCTTTTGATTTTTATATGAAACAACAACAAGCACATTGGCTTTGGACAGAAGTACCAATGATGGCGGATGTTAATGATTGGAAACAAAATCTATCAGAAACCGAAAAAAATATTATAGGTTCTATTCTTAAAGGATTTGCCCAAACCGAAACAGTAGTAAATGATTATTGGACACAATTAGTTACAAAATGGTTTAGAAAACCTGAAATTATTGCAATGGCTGTAACTTTTGGTTGTTTTGAAACTATTCATGCTGAGGCTTATTCATTATTAAATGAAGAATTAGGATTAGATAATTTTGCTGAGTTTTTAGAAGATGAAACAACAATGGCTAAAATTGATGCCCTAATGAAAGTTAGAGATTCTCATGATGGAACTCCTGATTGGCATGAAAGAGCTAAATCATTAGCAATTTTTTCTGCATTTACAGAAGGTGTAAATTTATTTTCTTCATTTGCTGTTTTATTATCTTTTAAATTACAAAATAAACTTAAAGGAGTAGGACAAATAGTTGAATGGAGTATTAGAGATGAATCTTTACATTCAAATGCGGGTTGTTGGTTATTCAGAACTTTACTAAAAGAACACCCAGAATATGATACACCTGAATTAAAATTACAAATTGAAGAAGCAGCTCATTTATCTTTAAAATTAGAATTAGATTTTATAAATAAAGTTTATGAAATGG